TATGAATCCAGATCTTCAAATCTTTTACATACTTTCTTAATACTTCTGCCTGCAATAGATGCCATTCATCTCCTGTTTTAGTGTAATTTTTAATGTGCTCGTCAACTGCATCAAGGCATTTTTTGATGACGGGATTCCAAGGCTCTCTAACTGGAGTATTCCATTCCCGTGGCATTATGGGAAAGCAATTTAAAATATTTATTGGGATAAGTCGTTTTGCCTATTGACAGGATTTCCTGACAATGTTATGATAAATACATCAACAAGTTAAGGAATGTAACAGATCCTTAATGTTGTCCTCTACCTAACCGAGACCTATGGGGAGGTTAAACACAGTCTCTCATATCCCGCCTGAGGGTGGCGGGGGAATAGTATAACCACCATGTCCCTGATGGTCTTACTACCCGTTTAAAACAAATGACTGCTACTATTGCTCAAAGACAATCTACTAACTCCTGGGAACAATTTTGCCAGTGGGTTACTTCAACGAACAACCGCCTTTATGTTGGTTGGTTCGGAACTCTGATGATTCCTACACTGCTTGCTGCAACTGTATGTTTCATCGTCGCCTTCATTGCCGCACCTCCGGTGGACATTGATGGTATTCGTGAACCTGTTGCTGGTTCACTTATGTATGGCAACAACATCATCTCAGGTGCTGTTGTTCCTTCAAGCAACGCAATCGGACTGCACTTCTACCCCATTTGGGAAGCAGCAAGTCTTGATGAATGGCTCTATAACGGTGGACCTTTCCAACTGATTGTGTTTCACTTCCTAATTGGCATTTACTGCTACATGGGTCGTGAATGGGAACTTTCTTATCGTCTTGGAATGCGTCCTTGGATTATGGTTGCTTACAGTGCTCCTGTTGCTGCTGCTTCTGCGGTGTTCCTGGTCTATCCTTTCGGTCAAGGTTCTTTCTCTGATGCGATGCCTCTGGGTATCTCTGGTACATTTAACTATATGTTTGTGTTTCAGGCAGAGCACAACATTCTGATGCACCCCTTCCATATGCTTGGGGTGGCTGGTGTATTTGGTGGTTCTCTTTTCTCTGCTATGCATGGATCTCTGGTCACAAGTTCCCTCGTTCGTGAAACTACTGAAACTGAATCGCAAAACTATGGATATAAGTTTGGACAAGAAGAAGAAACCTACAACATTGTTGCGGCACACGGGTACTTTGGTCGTCTCATCTTCCAATATGCTTCGTTTAACAATTCTCGTAGTCTGCATTTCTTCCTTGCTGCTTGGCCCGTCGTGGGTATTTGGTTTGCCGCTCTTGGTGTATCTACTATGGCGTTCAATTTGAATGGTTTCAACTTTAATCAATCCCTGATTGATAGTCAGAACCGCGTTATCCCTACTTGGGCAGACATCCTCAATCGTGCTGGTCTTGGTATGGAGGTAATGCACGAGCGTTTTGTGAACGCATGGCGCTCGTTAAATCGGATGAATTGCTGGAACTCTCTTGTAGACAATCAGCAGCCAAGCCTTGCAAGCGTGTAAGGAAGGTTCAGAGACTAGGCGGTGGATGACGCTTCATCCGTAATACGCCACTAGCGTCCGACACTCTTATGAGTGATGATATAGTCCGCTCCCTTTGGCGACAAAGGTTAAAACATAAGGAATGCTCACAACTTCCCACTTGATCTTGCTTCTGCTGATGTGACTCCTGTTGCATTGACTGCACCAACCATCGGGTGATATAATAAAGGGGAACTCTTCGGAGTTCCTTTTTTTATTAATAATTATGCACGAAAGAAAACACGAATGACTAAACTTTACTCTGAACTTTATAGAACTTGTATGACCTGTGGTAAGGAAAAACTTGCTACGGATTTTTATGTAAGGAATAAAGTGAATATGGTTCGCCATTCATCTTGTAAAGAATGTGATAAAGCAAGAGTTAAAAAAAGGCATCAAGATAATCCAGATCGCACAAGGAATAATGATCTAAAGAGAAATTATGGTATAACTCTCCAAGAACATCAACAGATGTTTGATGGGCAAAAAGGTGTTTGTGCTATTTGTAAAGGCGAAGGTGATGGTAAATGGAAGAAACTTTGTGTAGATCACGATCACAAGACTGGAAAAGTTCGTAAACTACTTTGTAGAAATTGTAATATGATATTGGGACAAGTAGGGGATAATATAAGTCTTTTGGGTGAAATGATTAAATACCTACAGAAGCACCAATAAGATGTTTTTCATCCTCACATTTTTTATTGCATTCGGTTTCTTTACGTTCATAATATCTCTTACCCAAGATTTATGATATCTTCCACAACACCACACAAACTTGCAGAAATTATTCGTGATACTTGGCCTCAACTTTACAGAAAACCAGAAGCATCTTACAATAAACAAAAGACTTTAAAAAATGAAAAAGTACAATGAAGAATATTTTTCTGTGATTGAAACTAAAACAGGAAGAAAAATTGTTGATTGTGGTGATGAAATGGATGCACATACAATGGTTTCTTTTGATCCACAAAACCGAACGATTACAAGAAATAAAGTTTTGATGAGTCCAGTAATTGATGTTGAAATTCCAAAAGCACTTCCTACAACAAATGTCGTTGCATCAAATGTAAAAGAGAGTGGATGCACAACAAGAAAACAACAATTGCTTGATGCTGGACAATTGAGACTTTCAGAAGACCAACGAATTCCAGTCAATGCTAAATAACTTTCAGTTTTATTAAGAATTATGAAGTTTACAGTTTATTCAAAAGATGGTTGTCCATATTGCACAAAAGTTCAGCAGGTGCTAGAATTAGCAGAACTACAACACGTGGTTTACAAATTGAATAGAGATTTTACTCGTGAAGAGTTTTATGCAGAATTTGGAGAAGGGTCTACCTTTCCCCAAGTAATTGTTGATGAAAAACACATCGGAGGTTGTTCCGACACTGTTCAATATTTGAAGGAGCAAAATCTAGTTTAATGAATACTAATTTTCACGAAGTTTACAATGATGTTGAAAAGGCAATTGATTATGCCTTTAATGGACAATTTGTTTTGAAGTTTTATGATTATTTGAAAATTCGTGGAACAAAAAGAAGTCAAGTTGAAGAGTTTATTGAAAGCACCACAGCAAATGAAATCAGTGATCTTGTAATGGATTTGGATACATACTTAGAAGGTGGTGCTGATGATATCCATAAACAACTTCGTGAGGCTTATGGACACATTCCAAAACCTCAAGCAAGAAAAATAAGAAACTACATCTATGGCATCTTAGAAGATGCTTGGAAATATAGTAATGACAAACGACCAGGAAGACGCAAGAAGAACACTAAATAATAATGAACTCCAAATTAACCGGGGTGTTGAGTTATTACTACGCAATAGGAGGAAGGAGAAATCAAAACCAAAAACTTTTCAAGTGAAGTTTGGTAAAATGATTTCTCTCTTCCGTAGAGAGTTTCATTTTTTTATTGAATTTCACTTCGACATTAGGAAAAAATAAACCTCTCTGGAGAAGAAAAATGTTAGCAGTAACTCTAACTATAGGAACATTAGTTTCAATTATGTTCTTTTTTGTAGGAGGTGTGGTAGGATGGTTAGCAAAAGAACATTTCTATCAAACCCAACCAGTTTTTACACACCCAGAGATGTTTGACTCTAATGGTAATGTAATACCCGACGAAATTTTAGCTGTGAGATTTGAAAACGATTATGACTACGACGAAGACGACGAAGACGAAGACTGAAACTCCAATTGAGAGTCTTCCATCCAATCCATTTGTATTTGAAGTTTTAGAACTGGCTTCAAAGCAAAGAAGCAACGCAAAAAAAATTGAAGTTCTTAAAACATACGAACACGATTCTTTAAAAACTGTTTTCATCTGGAATTTTGATGATACTGTAATTTCCCTTCTTCCTGACGGCGAAGTTCCTTATGCAAATGCTGATGAGCAGTCAGTATATGCTGGAACTTTGTCTGAAAATTTAGCAAAAGAAGCTGCTGGAGGAGAGTCTGCAACAGGTCAAGACTTGAATGGAAGAGGACGTACATCTCTTCGCAGAGAATATCAAAACCTCTATCACTATGTAAAGGGTGGTAATGATACACTTTCTACAATTCGTAGAGAAATGATGTTTATTAATCTTCTTCAAGGACTTCACCCAAAAGAAGCAGAAGTATTAATTCTTACAAAAGATAAGAGACTAACAAATAAATATAAAATAAGTATGGATAATGTGAAAGAAGCCTATCCCGAAATTCAATGGGGTGGACGTTCGTGACAGTTGCAGTAAGCGGAGAAAAAAGTATGGCAGAATCTGAAAAGGAAGAAAAAAATATTCTGCCATCAAGATATGGTTGCGAAATTCTTTTAGAAAAAACAACCCTTGAAAAAGCAAAAGATTCTTCTTTTCCAAGTGATGCTTACTTAGTTTGGTATGTAATTGATGGAAAACAATATCTTGATTTAACAAGGGGAACCAAGATTCGTATTTTTGATATGTATTATGACACATATGGTCCTGGAACACTCAAAAAAATTGACTTTGGATATGGAAGAGTAAATCCCAAACTTTGGGGGTATAGACAACCAGAGAAAAAGAAAAGAAGATGACAGAAGGATTTAGTAGGGAAAAAATTGATGTTACTATCAATAAAGATGAAGTGAAAAATCTTTTGAAAAAATACAAGAAAATCAAAAAGTATCAAAGGTCTCCTCTTTTTGAAGTTAAAACTATGGACGGAACCGAAACATATGTCAGCAAATTAATTCAAGAAGGGCAGGAGAACCTATGAAAAATGGGCAAGCACTATTTACTTAACTTGTACGGTTGTTCGTTTGTTCTGTTGAATGATGAACAATGTCTCATAGATTTACTAGAAAACGCAGCAATTGCAAGTGGCGCTACTATTGTTCAAACTATATCAAAGAAGTTTGAACCTCAAGGAGTCACTGTAATGTGTTTACTTGCAGAAAGTCATATTAGTATTCATACTTGGCCTGAAGAAGGGAAGGCAGCAGTGGATGTTTATACTTGTGGTGATTGCAATCCAAAAATTGGATGCGATATTATTATTCAACAACTTTATGCATCAAATCATACATTGAGTTACATAGAACGGTAACAAAAGTTACAAAAGTGCTTGCATAAATTCTATATAGGTGTTACGATACACTTATCGTTCATTCCCAACGGGAACGGAAGTAAGCCGACTCGGAACGGATCGTTCATTCGCTATTCGCAAATAGCGAACGCAAAAGCCGACTGAAGGAACGCTCTTTAACTTAAACAACTAAGGAGAACCCTAATGTCACAAGTCGTATATCGTGGTGTCGCATATGACACCGAAATTCGTCGCCAACAACAGGCACAGCAACAGTCCCAACAATATAATGAAACTTATCGTGGTGTTAAGTTTGTCAAGGAGGGACAAAAATGAACACTTATTTTGTTCGTTATCTTAAACTTAAAGCAAAAAAAGAAAAGTTTCTTAAAATTGCACAATTAAATATGGCAAAGCAACCACAAGTTGCATAATGTATGAGGGGACTTGACTCCCCTCTTTTTTTTAACTATAATGTCCTTAATGGAACTTGCAAAATGGATAAAGAAAAACTTAAACTAATTGTAAGAAATCTTGAGTCTCTTGTAGAATGTCTTAAGACAGAAATTTACTCTGATGCGTCTTCATACAAATATGAAGAAATTGCTCCACATATAAATGATTACGACGAAGTTTTTTATGAAGATGACGATGGATACGCAGATTGATGAATTTGAGTTTATGAAACCAGAAGTTAAACTCATTAGTGTTACTCCAGATGCAGAAAAGCATATGGCATACTGTGCTCGGGTAAGTAATCCAGATAATCAGCAGAATGAAAAGTTTTCTGGATTACTTAAGTATTGTATTCAGCACCAACACTGGAGCATCTTTGAGCAGGCAACTATGACTGTTGAAATTAATACAACCAGAGGAATTGCAGCACAAATTCTTAGGCATCGTAGTTTTACATTTCAAGAGTTTTCTCAACGATATGCTGACACTGGTCTTTTAAGCAAAACTATTCCTCTACCAGAACTTCGTAGACAGGATACTAAAAATCGTCAAAATAGTATTGATGATATTCCTGATTATTTGAAACTGGTTTTACTTGAAGATATTCGTGTGCTTTTTGAACACTCTCAGAGCATCTACAATCGTCTTCTGGATAAGGGTGTGGCAAAAGAGTGTGCAAGGTTTGTACTGCCCTTAGCAACCCCTACAAGACTCTATATGACGGGTTCTGTGCGTTCTTGGATTCATTATATTGATCTTCGTTCAGCACACGGAACACAGAAAGAACATATGGAGATTGCAGAACTGATTCGTTGCATCTTTACCTGCCAATTTCCTGCAGTATCTGAGGCACTTGGTTGGACTCGTGAAGGATGTGCTGAGTGTGTGGATGCCCCATCCATCACTATTGAATAAATATTTTTGTTGTAATTGATAACATATGGCAACATACCCTGTTTATAATAAAGTTACTGGTGAACAAAAAGAAGTGACAATGAGTGTTCACGATTGGGAACAATGGAAGAAAGACAACTCTGATTGGGATAGAGATTGGTCTGATCCTTCAACCTGCCCTTCATCTGGTGAAGTTGGAGAAATATATGACAGACTTAAAAAATCTCATCCTGGATGGAATGATATTTTACATAAAGCATCAAAAGCTCCTGGGTCCAAAGTAAAACCAATCTAGAAAGTAAATGCCAAGAAAAAGAAATCAACCCGCATCTCCCGTACCTTTTGGAATGAGCAATAAGCAAATGAAAAGGAAAAAACCCATCAGTATGGATTTAATGAGGGACATTGAACCTCTTACTGACAATCAAGAAGAATTTTTCAGATCTTACCGATTGGATAAAAACATTGTTGCTTATGGATGTGCAGGTACTGGTAAAACTTTTATTGCACTTTATAATGCACTTAAAGATGTTCTTGATGAAAAATCTCCTTATGAAAAAATTTACATTGTTCGTTCATTAGTTGCAACAAGAGAAATTGGTTTCCTTCCTGGAGATCACGAAGATAAGTCTTCACTTTATCAAATTCCTTATAAGAATATGGTAAAGTATATGTTTGAAATGCCAGATGATTCCAGTTTTGAAATGCTCTATGGTAATCTTAAAACTCAAGGAACGATTAGTTTCTGGAGTACATCGTTTATTCGTGGAACTACTCTTGATAACTCTATTATTATTGTTGACGAATTCCAAAATCTTAATTTTCACGAATTAGATTCTATTATCACTCGTGTTGGTGAAAATTCTAAAATTATGTTCTGTGGTGATGCAACTCAATCTGATTTAATCAGAACGAATGAAAAGAATGGCATTGTTGATTTTATGAAAGTTCTTCGTGTAATGCCATCAATTGATATTATTGAGTTTAGCGTAGAAGACATTGTTCGTTCTGGATTAGTTAAAGAATATATTCTTGCAAAAATGGAAGTAGGTGTATGAGTTTTATTCATCATAATTTTTTAGGTGACCTTGAATTAGAAAAGAAAGAACAAAATGGCATCCGTCTGTACCATCTTCCTGATGGTCAGTGGGTGCCTTCTATCACTTCTGTAACGTCTTTTTATAATCGACAGATTTTTGTAAAGTGGAGAGAGCGTGTTGGTCTAGAAGAAGCAAATCGTATCACTAAAAGAGCAACATCACGAGGAACTGATTTTCACCAAGTTTGTCAGGACTATCTTGAAAATAAAGAACTGAACTGGGATGATTATCAACCCCTAACAAAGTTTATGTTCTATCACCTCAAACCAGAACTTGATAAGATAAATAACATACACGCAATTGAAAGAACTTTATATTCACAGTACTACGGGCTTGCAGGACGAGTTGATTGTATTGCCGAATATGAAGGAGAACTTGCGGTAATTGACTTTAAAACTTCAGATAAAATTAAACCAGAGGAATGGATTGAAAACTATTTCGTCCAAGAAATGTTTTATGCAGCAGCTTATTATGAACTCACGGAAAAACCAATTAAAAAACTCATTACTTTGATGGTCACTCCTGGTGGTGAAGTCAAAGTATTTGACAAAAGAAACAAAGGGGATTATATTAAGTTATTAGTCCGTTATATCAAAGAATTTGTACATTACAATACTGGGTCAGATGGAAAATGAATTAGAAAAAGCATTAGAAAGTAAGTTCTTTTGTCCATCAAAATTTGCTCAAGAAATTGAGTCCTTGGTTCATACTAATGAGGATATGAACTATATTGATG